TGCAAACGTATTTTTAAATCTGCATGAGTTTTATCTAAGCTGTCAAAACAAATTTGTTTTGTTATATTTCCATATTCTGGCATTAATGCCGCCTCAATATATGAGTTTTGCCTTCATCCAGGCCCGCATTCGTTTGCCTAATGAACTTAGCAGTTGCCTGCAATTCTTCGATCGTCCGTGCTCCGGAATAAGAAAATCCAGAAACAATTCCATCTCTAAGATCCTTTAAGACATTTTTAACTCGGCCTCTGTATGGAACCGTTGTGGATATGCCCTCATTTGAAGAGTGTTCTCCTTTCCAATCAAATTGTGCTTCTTTGCTAGCCATTCCTCTATAAACTTTTCTTTTTATACTTAATTTGCTAACAATTGTATTTCCAGGAGATTCATCTGTTCCTGCCAACAACGAACCAAGCATTACGAAATCGGCTCCTGCTGCAATTGCTTTAACAATATCACCAGAAAAACGGATGCCGCCATCGGCAATGATTTTCGCGTTGCGGTCTGACCTCGAACACTCAAGAATAGTTTGTAAACCAGGAATACCGTGGCCAGTTTGAACCCTGGTAGAACAGATTGAGCCGCCGCCGATGTTGCAACGTATGCTATCGGCCCCCCAATCTGCCAAATCATTAAATCCCTGTAGCGTTGCTATGTTGCCAGCCATAATATGAATATCTTTTTCATAATCTTTTTTTAAAGTTTGTATTGCCTTTTTAATTAATATATGGTGTCCATGTGCAACATCAATGCAAATTACTTTTGCGCCGTAAGAAATTAATTCCGATGCTCGTTCGCGATAATCACCAGTCATTCCAACTGCTGCAGCCAAGAAAAAGGATTTCTCACTTGCCCAGCCACCTAGTGTTTTCTTTATTTTTTTTACTTGTCCTACCTGTTCTTCAATTGAATTATATCGATGAATTATTCCTAGGCCACCTGCATCGTTCATGGCCAAAGCCATGGTTGATTCTGTAACTGTGTCCATGGGGGAAGAAATGATTGGCAACTCTAAATATATTTTTTCGTGTAGTTCATTTCCAATATCAACTTCTCTCCTGCTTTCAATATCTGAGTATTGAGGCACCAATAACACATCGTCGTATGTTAAAACTTCTTTAAATCTCACTAATAACCTCCCAATTCTCTTTTAATATTTTAAGGGGTGCTGTTGATGTAGTCAACTCACCTGAAAATAAAACTTTTGCATATTTTTCCCACCGGTGATCAAACGTAAAAATGTCCACTATCATGCCGGTCCTTCCAACTTTCTTATGTTTTATCAAATCACCGATTTTCATTGATTGTCGCGGCCCATCATATCTTCTTTCCTCTTTTTTTCTTTTTGGGGGTGGAAATTCCCAAAAAGGAAGTAGCTTTTTTCCAGTCTAGCACTGTAAAGTTATCAAACCCATCATTTTTTATTTCTTCAATAAGGTGATCCTTCACGATATTATCCCAATTCTTTTGGGGGTCTTTATATATAATCATAAAAGGAAATTTCATGTGTCGCAATATAACGCTCATTTATCACCGATTTTCATTTTCTAATTCTTCAATAAGTTTATCAATGTACCAACGTGCTTTTTTTAAATCTTGCAAAGCTTTGCCTTTATATTTGTGTCTAGAAACATATTTAATGATATTTCCCTCGGCGTATCCCATTCTCCATGAATTAATATAATCATACGTTTCTATTGCTTTTTCACCTTGCCAATTAATATTATAATGTTTCGGGTGGTTTATGTTATCATCATTCATTTTTTTCCTTAAGATGCTCTTTAAAGTCTTCAATGATTTGAAGAGCCTTTTTCCAACAGGTTGGACAATACAACCGCACTATATCTTCTTTTTGACGTACGACAACGCTCCACGTCGTAACCATTTCTTTATTAGTTTTATCAAATAATTCGCTGCAAGTCAAGCATTTATCAGGAAGTTTTCCAAATAATGCAACTTTAGCTGCCATTTCTTTTTCAGCTTCTTTTTTTGCCTTGCTTACTTTTTTTCTAGATAATTTTCTTTTTAACGATGACATATTATTTTTCGTCTCCTATCATGTAATATACAAGCATGAATATCAAGCTAGAAATTATGAATATTTTTGTTTGCAACCAGGAACAAGAAGGGGTCATTATCTGTTCCCCGTGGACCCGAAGGCGCCGGTACCTCGAAGTGTGTCTTCGTTCAAATTATCTTCGGTCACTTCCATAATTCCACAGTGCACAATGGGAATCAAAACGGCCTGCGCGATTTTGTCGCCGGGTTTAACTACTTGTGTCTTCTGCCCAATATTGTGCAGATTGATATATACTTCGCCATTGTATCCCGGATCTATTACGCAGGCGCCAACAATTAATTGACGTTTAGAAGCAATCCCAGATTTATTTTTAACCTCTAGCATGTGTCCATAAGGTACTTCTACTTTTATTCCTGTAGGTATTAATCGTGAAGAGTGCGGCGGCATGTGATAATTTTGTGTCCAATTATATAGTTTTTTGTCTCCGTTTGGACAATAATACAAATCCATCCCCGCGTCAGAATTATATGCTCTAGTGGGCAGTTTGGCCTCTTTTCTAATCCTAAAAACTTTGATGTTCATCTTATCCTCCTTGATTTAAAAGTCTAAAATTGTGTTTAATTGACCTCGTACTGAAGCCCCAATTTTGATCGTAATCTAATCTAGCCATATACGGCTGATTTAGGTGTATTTTATCTTTCTTTGAGTTGACCCCCCAACATTTAATACTGTTGGTTGCTGAAGTGTCATCGATAACTCTCACTATCCAGTAGGTACTGCCATTTTTGGTTTTCTTTTCAATCACTTCTCTTGGGACGAACCAAGCAACCCCAAGATCATTGTCCCATTCTCCCAAAGGCGGTATATAATATTCATTTAATTGTTGTACGACACTTTCATTTAGCACTAGGTTCATTGGAAACACTCCAGTTAATGATACCAAGTTTTCAATCATTTCTTCACTAGAGAAGTTTCCCTCTGGTTTAAAAAGCTCAACATTTTCATTGAGCTTTTTGAGGCTTTTTGGCCTATCAACGACAACGGCTGACCAAAAGTGTTTGAGGCCAGAAAAGCGTTCGTCGACTAGGCTACCAACAGCACCGCTTCTTGTTAGAGCATCAAGAGCTTTTTTGTTTAATTTAGAATAAATAATCTCTTCATTAAATAAAAGCTCTTCTATTGTGTTAAAAGGGCGATTGTTAATAATCTGTTCAATCGCTTTACTTCCCAAACCTTTTAACGAAGTTAACGGTTGTATAAGAGTTTTATTATCTTGGTCGATTTCCCACACTACCCCAGAATTATTAATATCAACCCGTTGAATTTTAAAACCAAATCTCTCTGCTAAACTAATTGCCTTTTCTTTTCTACTTTCTGGTTCTTTATCCAGGAATGCGGCTATCCACTCAGCAGGATAATAATTAAATAACCAAGCACATTGATACGAAATAATTGAATAAGATACTGCATGCGACTTGTTGAAACCGTACCCTGAAAAGAACTCAAACTTTTGCCACATTTTGTTTGCCCAACTTTTAGATAGGCCTTTTTCAGTGCAACCTTCAACAAACTTAACTTTTAATTTGTTCTTCTGTTCTACAACTTCACCAGTTCCTTTTTTAGTTAAAAGTTTGCGAAGTTTGTTGCCCTCATCTAAACTAAAATCTTTACCAAGCTTATGTGCCAACAAGGCAATTTGTTCCTGAAAAATGAGAAAACCATATGTTTCTTTTGTAATATCCTTTACAATGTCATTGCCATATTTTATCTTGCCTGGGCTATTCTTGGCCTCAACATATAATTTATCCACATCAGCACTTAAAGGGCCCGGGCGATAAATAGCAGTGATGGCAGCAATATTAATTATATTCTTTGGTTCTGCTTTTTGACAAAACTTTTGTGCTCCCGCTTCTGTAAACTGGAATATTCCTGCCCACTTACCTTTGTGGAATACGTTTGTGTATACCTTTTGATCTTTTAAATCAATCTTATCTGGATGTAAGTTATTATCATAATACTCTTGTATTTCTTCAAATGTCGGATTTACAATGCCATGATGTCGTTTTAATATGTGACTAATAGCACCTTCGATCATCTTGAGGGTAGATAATCCAAGAATATCAAATTTAATAAAGCCCATAGGCTCTAGCTGTCGAACGTTTTGTCCTTCGGACCAAGGAGTTTGTGTAACTCCTCCACTATTAATCAAAGGCATATACTTATCAAGATCTTCTCCAATCACAACTCCGCCTGCATGTCTAGACACAGAGCGTGTTTGCCCATATAAAACATTAATATGGTTCGCAATCTGCGGATATTTGGCCAAGAATTTCTTAAGTGAATCTGAATATTCCATCACTTCTTCGAATGTTGGTACATAAACTCCTGATTTTATTTCGTGTTTCTTTTTTGCCAGCGGCATCGCCTCTTTCATCATTCGCGATGTTACAGGATTAACTTCTGTAAACGGCACTCCATAAAGTTTTGAAATATCTTTAATCAAAGAACGGAGCTGCAAAGTATTAAAGTTAGAAATTGGAACCACAGTGCCCGGGCCCCATTCTTCAATTAATAATTCTTTCAGCTCCATTGGATCCGAAACATCATAATCAATGTCTGGATAGTCTTCTGTATCTCTCCGAAGAAATCTTGAAAAAAGAAGGTTATACTTAATTGGATTTATTTGTGTAATTCCAAGGACGTACGCAACTAACGATCCAGCAGCCGATCCGCGACCTGGACCGGTCAATTGAATTTTGTTCGCCTTGTCGGCAATTGCATTCATTGTAAGAAAATATTTACTAAAACCTCGATCATCGATGACTTCTAATTCTTCTTTCAAGCGGACAATATATTCTTCATTGTGATGAAGCTCTTTCGCTCTTAGCTGATCAATACAAATTCTAGTCAATGCCTGAGTTGCTGTCATTCCAGCCGGTACAACAAAATCTGGTAGTCTAACTTTATTATCTGGTGAGAAATCTTCTATTCTATTATGAGCAATATTGTATGTTTCTTCGATAGACTGTCTGATTAGCTCATCATTATACTTTACACCACATTTCTTAGAGTATGATTTATATGACTCCCACATTTCGTCGCCGTTTTTAGGATATAGTTCATACCCGATTTCTTCTATACCCTCGGGCAATTCTGTTGTTGCCCAATCAGGTAAAGCGCCCTTGCCAAGCCACCCCAATTTCCTATATAGTTCTCGATCTTTCCAGGCGTTTGGATTAGGATAATGGCTATCAGCAGTTGAGATTAAAGGTATACCAAATTCATAATGAAGTTGAATTATATATTTATTTAACCTGTGTTGATCTGGGATATTATTCCATTGAAGCTCTCCATACCAACGATCTTTGAAAATTTCCAGCATTTTACGAGTGGTTTCTCGCATAACTTCGATGACAGCATCTTCACCGTATTCTTTATTCTCCCAATAATTTCCGGCGTACACGCCGCCTAGGCATGCAGAGGCAGCGATTACGCCTTCGTTGTGTTCTTTAAGTAGTCGATAGTCAACTCTAGGGAACCTGTAAAAGTTTTCCTTTAAAAAAGATTTTGATACCAGTTGAAAAATGTTTTTTAAACCAGTTTGATTTTGGGCCAAAAGAATAATATGTCTACGACGGTTAAGAATATTTTTTAGAGCCTTTTTAGATGAAGCTTCATCTTCAATCGTTATGCCTGATTGGGCATCTTCTTTAATCTTATTCTTTTTATCAGCTTTTGCTTTGTCGCGCTCTTTTCTCCACTTATCTAAACTAGGCAAAAAATATGCTTCGACACCAAAAATGGGTTTAAAGTTCTTGCCTTCTTTCTGCATTTTTTTAGCATGCAATACTTGATAGGCCATGCCATTCATATTACCATGATCTGTTAAAGCTAGTGCATCACAGCCATTTTCATAAGCAAAATCCATGTGTTCTTGCGGATATCCTAAGCCGTCAAATGGCGACCCAGCTACGCTGTGTGCGTGTAGATTAACAAAAGGTATATTAGTTTTCTTCATAGTTGTCTATTCCAACTGGGTTAAATCTATGATATCCCATCTCATAGGGTTTGTCAAGTGTTTTACACTCTTTAGAACCAAAAAAATCACAAAGACCCTCCCAGCTATCGATCTTGTAATACCAAGGCACCTTTAATGCATTGGCACCATCTATATTAACATGTTTAAAAACTTTGTCAAGCTCAAAAAAGCGAGCGGACCATCTTTCTTCAATGGGTATTCTATCGGTATCGTACCCAAAAAACTCTCCCGTGCCTTCTTTCCTTAAATATCCGCGGCATTTTTTAAAATCTTCTCCATCAAATGTAAATCCTAGATACTGATTGTCTTTAATATTTTGATTGGAGTATTCAATATAAAATGGAGTTTTGCTAGATATTTGTTTTCTGTAAGGTTGTATTAATTTTGGATCATATATTCCATAGGGAAAAGCTGCATAAAATCTATCCGGTATAAGCCACTTGCTAATTGTTTTACTTAACCAATAAGCAGTCAAAGCGCCATACAAGACGCTCCAACCTAAACAATCTCTTTTATCTCTATCTTTTGGATGTATTGGTACATAATGTATCGGAATTTCATATTGTTCGCCATCGGAACTAAATCTTTTTCTTTGTAAAAAGACAGGATCTAATATATATTCTCCTAAGCGATATTTAATTAATGGCTGCATGTCATCATGACAAACAACCCATATCGTTTCACATCCTGCATATGCACACTCTAAAACTGCTCTTTCGATTGCTAAATAATTTTTACCAATTGGCTGCAAACAATCGTGCCAGGGAAAATTAAAATCTAATTTTTGGCCAGCAACTGGGACAATTCCAGCCAAATGAAAAGAATGTGAGTTTTGTGAACCTTTTTCCATTATAAAACGTTTAATACATTGTTAAGTGTGTTCGTGTAAGAACAAAGAGAAACTTTATTTTTTAACTCATCTTTATATTTAAATTTTATATTGCTTGTATTTTCATATAAATGCATTTTTAATTTTCTTATTTCTCTTTTTTTAACTTCAAGTCGCAACGCGTAAGTTACTTGTTTGCCGTTTTGAAATCCATTTTTCCTGCCGGTTAAACCTTCTTCTTTTAAGATTTTTTCCGTCTTAAATCTAGCATAAGTATCTGAGTAATCAAAATCCTTTAATTGTTCTTTTGTCAGGTAAGAAACTGCCACCAAATCTTTTATGCTTGCGTGATTACCGTCTAATCTGTCTGTTGGGTAAAAATATATATCTTTTACAAACTTATCATCGGTAGATATATGTTCTTTACTGTGTTCAGCACATGGTTTAGCAATCATCCAATCTAAAACCATGTATTCATTTTCTTCTTTTAGTGGCAATGGGAGACCAGATATTGACTGATCGTCGAACACTATAAGTTCATTAAACTGTATTTTAATTACTTTAAGTTCATTCGTTGTTATTACTAGTTGTTTTTCATCAATTCGTATAGAATCAACTTTATCACCTAGTGTATTGAGTCCTGCAAGGGATAATAAAAAATATAATTTATTCCAAACTTGTTTTTCCTCTGGCCTAAAACGATGTGGCGGACATAATTTGTTAATTATCAAAGGCAAATTGTTTTTATAGCTGTAGAAAAAAGCATTCAAGGTGCCGCCAACGATGATCTTATCGAAATAAAAACAATCTTTCATAAAATCTTTAGGGCACTGTTAAGTTTGATAATTGACCACCTGCCATCCAGTTTACGTCAACTTTTCCTGGAATTCCAGATACAACTCCTTTACTTCCATGCTGCCAAACATCCCATTCTGTCCAGCCTCGAACATTTCTTTTTGGCTCGACACCTTTATTGTAGGAAGCCCACCAAATTGGATATTCTGTTAACTTTTCTAAGTCCGCCTTGTTTGCTTTTCTTAGATAAAGATCCCATGCCCATTTAGCGCTATAAACAACAGGCTTAACACCAAGCTCTTTCTCGACCTCTTCAAGCCATTTTAAGCACCAATCCACATTGTATTGGTCATCGGTTTTCATGCCTTTTTCAACGTCTAAGACAGGTAAAAGATCGCCAGACTGTACACCAACTTTGGAAACCGTCTTTAAAAAATGAGTCGCTTCTTTTTCTGCATCAACAAGGGGATCGTCATACTTATTATGATCTGGTCGACCAAAATGATAACCCCCAACAGCTAAACCATTGTCTCTTGCACCTTGAAATTTATCAGCAAACCCACGATTCACATGTGTTTGTCCTTCTGAAACTTTAACCCAGCAAAATTTAACATTTGTTTTGCTTACTTTTGCCCAATTAATTCTGCTGCCATTCCATGCACTAACATCGAGACCGTAAAGTACTTCGATCCCTAGATGGCCTAATGTTTGTGGGCCAGCTATACCGTCGACTGCTAAGTTGTTGTGTTGTTGGCAATCTTTGACGGCTTTTTCTGTTTTTGGGCCGAACTTACCATCGATTGACCGCGTTAAAAGACGTTTCTGAAGTCTTTTTACTTCTTGGCCTTCATTTCCTTTTCTTAGTGTATAATTATGCATTTGTTTTATTCTCCTTTCTACCAAGTTTCGCCTGATCTACTTTTCTTCAGTGCTTCTATCCAAGAGCGTGGTTGAGAAGTTTTCTTTCGTTCTTTGAGTTGGAAATGTTTGCCTTTGACTCTTGACCAAAAATCTGCATCTCCTTCTACTGTTTCAACAGAACTCCATGGGCCAGCCCACGGTTCATTGATTGTATTTCCACTTTGATCATAAGCGCGGATGTACTGAAATTGTTTACCAGACGAAGTAGTAACTGGTTCTCCAAAAATAAAAGCTTCTTGGTTATATTTTTGAGACATTTCTGCAGCAAAACTTAAGAGATCGGCGCCAGTTGTTTCAATGCCAATATCTGGTCTAAAATCAATTGTCACCAAAATGGTATCTTCCGTGACTTGAATCGGCTCTTCTAAAGCAACTTGTTTTGTTTCACCCGTTTCAGGATCTTGAACTGTTTTTGTTGTTTCTTTGAAGCCGCCCTTTATTTCAGTAAAAGGGTACCCAGCATTTTTAAAGTCTTGTTTCAGTTGTTGGTACATTAATCTATTTTCTTTTCCGCTTCGTTCATGTCGATCAGACGTCATGATAACAAAGGCGGCGCCTTCCTCAATATGGCTTCGAATTCTATTGTATGATGATTCCGTTAAAAATATTTTACCATCGTCAGCTTCATGAATCAAGCCTTTTAATTCTTTTAGAGTCAATTTTGCCATTGTTCATCCTCCAAATACACCATAGATGTAATTCTCTAAAAGTAAATAGTATGTTTGTCCACGAACTTTAACTTCTTCAACCATCGAATTATTAACAAGCGCTCGTTGGCCGATATTTGTCTCACAAATTTTCTCACAATCAGAAGCCACGTCTGCAATCTCATATATTTCATATGGAGTTTTAATTTTAGTATAATCATCGGGTAAAAGAATGGTTGTTGATTGTTCAGATTCTTCTTTTTCTACCGGCACTACGAGCAAATGCCTGTTGAAAGGTTTAAAGCTCATTCTTGCTTCCAAATTGTTTTTCTACTGTTTCAAACATGTCATTCAAATCATCCATATCAGCATCTTGTTCATATAAACGAAGAGCCTTTACTGCGTTCCAGATATCTTGACGGGTAAGCCAGCCATTTTCAATATATTCTTTTCGTAATTCTTTCTTTTGTTCTTTGTATGGTTCCATGGCTTGTTCAATGGTAATCATAGACTTAAGATAACTTACAGCATATTCCTCTCTTGAAATTTCTTTTTGACTTTCGTCTTGATTTTCTTCTTTGTATAGTTTTAAATTAGTAGACATATATTTCTCCTTTTATTGTATTATATCTAATTTGTGTTTTATTTTTAACCACATTTTGCCCAGCCACAGTTTAAGCAAGTCACACAACCATCTTGGTAGATTAGCCCACCTGACGTACAATCAGGACATGCTTTGTCGGAGTGTGCTTCTTCTCCATCTTTAATATAATTTTTAAGAATCCTGGCAATGCATCTTGCATAGCTAAACATATCGTGATCTTTGTCTTTTAATAGCTGTTCAACTAATAATTTTGCTGGGGCGCCGTGACGCAAGCCAAGTGAAATCATTCTTGTAAATGCTGAATGATTAGGGTTATCATAGAGCTTTACAACATCTCTAATAATAACTTCTTCTCCGTTCTCACCAAATTTTAAATCATAACGATTTGTTTTTGTTTTGAATTGATGTTTAGTTAAAATACCAGTGGTATATTTTTTTGGAATCTCAATTAAGTTAGACAAACCGCCCAAAACTTCATAGGGTTTATCGTCATATAAACCCACCAAAAATGTCCATTTTTCACTCTTGATGGTTGTGTGTCGTATATCACAATTTAAGTCGCCCGGGCGCTTCGATGCACCATTCTGTGGGAAATTGTCTTTTGATTTCTCTTTTCTATCGATTAAAACACCACTTCTAGATCCATCGACGTAAACTGTAATTCCCTTTAACCCTAGTTTCCACCCTTTAAAATATAATTCTCCAACAAGACTCGGGGCAGTATTTTTTGGTAGATTTATTGTAGAACTAATGGCATGGTCAATATGTCTTTGGATGATGGATTGAATTTCTACCCTGCGTTTCCAATCAATATTATTGCTAGTAACAAACAAATCTGGAATTTTATCATTTTTATGAATATCCATCCATTCTTGTATATTGTGATGGTAAACTTTATACTCTAACCATTTGTCTCCCATCTCGTCTATAAAATCAGCTTCGATATCACCTTCATTGTGACTTAACTTTCTGCGACGGATGTACGAATTTCGAAATACTGGTTCTAAGCCAGAGCTTGTCTGGGACATAATTGAAACGGATCCAGTTGGGGCATTCGTTAATATTGAAATATTTCTTCTGCCGTATTTTGCGATCAATTTTTGTAACGCTGGTGTTAGGCTTTTAATAAAAAGATTATCTTTTTCTGTTTCCCAATTAAATATTTCAAAGGCCCCACGTTCTTTGGCAAGATTACAACTTTCTTCATAGGCAGTGTCTTTCAACGTGCAGTATATATTATCAATAATACCTAGAGCTTTTTCAGAATCATAAACTAAATTAAGACAAGCTAGAGCATCGGCCAAACCATGTGTTCCTAATCCAGTGCGTCTTCCTTTCTTACATGCAGATAAAAGTTTACCCCATAATTCTTTTTCATCGGGCATGTCGGCAACTTTAATAATTTTTTCAAGCTTTTCTATTTCAAGTTCCACTAGGTCGTCCGACAATCTCATACCGGCCTTTGCAACGGTCCTAAAATGTTCGAAGTCAAAGTATGCGTTGTCTGTAAATTTTTCTTTTACAAAATTCTTTAAATTAATAGAAATAAGCCTACAACTGTCATAAGCCGATAAGGGAATTTCTGCACATGGATTTGTTGAGATGGTTTTAAATCCATCCTCTGCATAAGAATCAGCTGGTAAGTACTTTGTTATATTATTCCACATCAATATCCCGGGCTCAGCTGTCTTTGCAGCAGAGTTTATGATTTTTTCCCATAGGTCGCGAGCTTTAATTTCTCTAGCAACTTTATAATCCATTGGCGAACAATCTACAGGAAACCTCAAGGCATAACTACTATCACTTTCAACTGCGCGCATAAAATCGTCTGTAATTTTGACAGAAACATTTGCTCCTGTTACCTTTGATAAATTATGCTTCATCTCAATAAACTTTTCAATATCAGGGTGGCGGATGTCCATGGTTATCATTAGTGCGCCGCGGCGGCCATTCTGGCCAATCATCCTGCATACATAAGAATAAAAATCAGCAAAAGACCAGGCACCAGTTGTAGTACCAGCAGAATTATTAACAAGTGCATTTTCTGGACGAAGATTAGATATATCTAGGCCAACTCCGCAGCGTCTCTTAAATAAATTTGCCAACTCTTTACCCGCATCCACGATAGAAGATATGTTATCTTTAGGCGATTGTACTACAACACAGTTTGATAAAGAGACATTTACATGGTCATTTCCGATACCCATCATAGGCGAACCTTGCGGTACAATATATTTAAAATCCTTTAAGAAATCATAAATTTTCTTTTCGGATAATTTGTCTGGTCCTTTAAATTTATCTTCCATCCTTGCAAATTCTTTGGCAAGACGTTTGTGCATATCATCAGGTGTTTTTTCAACAAAATCTCCTTTATTATTTTTGAGAGCATACTTTGTCATGAAAACGTTGGTTGCTAGTTCGTCTTCGTTAAAATATTTTAATGTTTCTTTTTTTACTATTTTTTTTCTGACCGTTGCTGCTTCTATCATTTTTTACCTTTTCTAAATTTTTTATATTTGTCTTGTAAACTTTGCTCTTGTCTTTTAAGAGCATTTTTTTTGACCTCAGAAAACGTTTCAATTTGCGGTAAAACATCAATTTTAACATTTGAGGTGTCCATAAAAATTGGATATATTAAACCATCTGGTCCGATTCGATTTTTTGCCACAAAAAGCCTCCCGCTGTTTTCATTTTTATGTTCTACCGTTCGAGATAATGAAAAAATGAAATCAGCCACAAAACATTTATTAAAAGCTTCTGATATCGACTCCATGGTAATCACTTCAGCATTTAAGCCTCCACGATTGGTTTGAGAAGCTGTCCAAACTGGACAGACATTCTCTTGAGCAATTGATCGAAGCTCTTCATAAATAGACTCTAGTTGATGTCTTTTCTCTTCTTTTGGCTTATTTGTTTTTAATAAATCGCCATAATCAACAATTATCATACCAATGTCAATTTCACGTTGTTTGATCTTTTCTAAATGTGCGCGAATAGTTCCTGCACCGGCAGATTTAGTAGGATATTCTTTAACAATTAATTGTCCTTCTATGTCTTTAATATCTTCGTAAATTTCATCTTTTTTGCCATAAACGTCTTTTAACAAAATTCCTGTAATACAACTATCATATCTTGTAGCAACGACAGTATCTGCCAACTCTAATGTATAATGAATTACGTTTTTACCTTTTTTGAGAGCTTGGGCGCCTAAGTGAACTAAAGCCATTGACTTTCCTGCACCAGTTGGCGCAATAACTACACCAAGTTCTCCATTTCCAAGACCCCCTCCACATAATTTATCAATTAGGCTCCAACCCGTTGTAATTGGATCTCTGGCCACAAGTTCAAATCTTTTTTCAAAATCCTTTATATAATGATAGCCATAATCATTATTCGTACCCAGTTTCATTGCATCGTTAATTAGTTTTTGAATATTTTCAAAAGATGATTTTTTAAGCAGAGGAATAGACTTTAGCATTGCCTCTTTTAAAATTTGTTTTTTGCAAAAATCTACCGCAGTATCTTGAATATATGCTATATCTTGCACGGAAGTTTTTATCATCCTTGCAAAAAAATCGCGTACTTGTTTTTGTATTAAAATATTTTCTTCTGATATATCGGCCCTTAGTATAGTGGTCATTATTTCTACAGAAGGATGCATCTTATATTTAATTTTATAGTCAAAAATTCTTTTGACAAATACTTGAAGATAATTTAATTCTAGAAAATTAATATCTAGAATTTCTACCATTTGGTCTGCGAAAGCTCGATCTAGAAGAACTAGCTGACAAAGATTTTCTTGAAAAGATTTGCCAAATTGTGAAAAATCTTCTTTTTCATTGTAATTCAAGATTACAACCTCCAGAGCTACATTCTATCATTTTTAAAGTGGGTGTGTCAAGAACAATTTTGTTATTTATTTCCACGTCACTTGTATTCCAATAATAACAACTGATAGGAATAAACAAATCAAAGTTTTAGGAACTAATATGCTTTCTTTTAAGAGGGCGTATGTCAATATGGCGAAAATGACATTAGAAACTCCAAATCCAACAAGCTTTGAAGTCCAGAGAAGGCCTGTGTCTTCAACTATATATTTAACGGCGTACCAAAAACAAAGACCCATTGGAATAGCAAAAATAACATTGGGTAATATTGGTTTATCTTTCCACCATTCCCAGACAAACTGAGAATTAAATTGAAACCATGCTAAAATATTTCCAATTATAAAAAACAGTGACCCTATTAAAATTTTCATATAATCCTTTAGTATAAAGGCATCTGTAAGCCCATGCCTTCCTGCGGCGCCCCATTACTTATTAATAAATTTGTCTTGGTTCATTGTAATTTTTCGCTCTGTCTCTTGAAGTCGCTTTTCGTGTCTAAGCAAGCTATAAACAAAAAGCCCAAGTGTAACTGCGCCTATAATAACTGTCAACCATATACCACTAAACATAATTTTCTCCTTTTCAAACTTTTATTTTAAACCCAAAACGTTTCATATGCGTCTCTACGACAGCCGCGGCCTTTATTTAACTTCCCAGAAGGCTTACGAAACCGAATTGCATTTTCTTTATTCATCCATTTTTCGAAACACCAAAGTACGAAATCTAATTGTTTAGGAAAGGCTACTCCGCTAGTCTGTTTGTCTTCAAAAAGCGTGTGAGTTGTCCATTCTTCTAGAATTTTAGTGATCCCGTCTGTTCCAAGTTTAGGGTGCTGTGCACCTTTAACCTTTTCATTAAGCTGTTTCAAACCAGCCAATAGCAATTTATTTTTTGTACCATGGCGTTTAAGCATCATTAACGAAGCACATGTTAAGGTGGCATCATAAATCTTTTTAGGGCCAATCGCATCAAAAGCAACTAATTCATCCTTAAAGTCTCCAACAATTGCAAACCAATCCGGATTTCTAGAATTAACAGAATTAGAGAGCCTTGTCGCAGAGGCATACTCCAATGATTTTGCAACGTTTCCTTTAGCAATTTTATCATTATTAAAAGTTACGCACAAAGCTCTGTACACTCCAGTAATTTTATCTGCAGTTTTTTCTACAGATTCATCGCTATCAAAAGTGTAATACAAGGCTTTTGCTTCATCATTATCTGCAACAGAATATATTGTTGCGTTCACGTGCGAAGGAATGTGCTCGTAAAGGCCATCCTCTTTAAAATCTTTCCAACAAACATCTCGCGTATTACCATTTCCTTTAACTCTTGTTCCGTCAGGATATTCAAAAACTGCAACGTCCAAATGAGAATCGAAATATCGTTCCTTAAGAAGCTTTTTTATTTTGGGCGCCCGATAGTTAGTTTGTCGCTGACAAAAAACGGGCGGCAAATCAAAAAATGCACCAATTGGCATCCACTCCCTTTGTGGCTGTGCGACTTTTTTATAAGGTTTTAGTTCAAATATATTTTTTTCTTTTGTTTTAGGCATTCTGCCCTCCTTTTTTTTTTAAAGTACTCCCGGTAGGACTTGAACCTACGACCAAATTCTTATGAGGAATCTGCACTACCAACTGTGCTACGGGAGTATATATCATGTTTTCATTCAAGATAAATCTTTATCCCAACCTTCTTTAAGGTTGCCATCCTTGCCATAACAAGCACAAGGCTTTTCAGCAGAATATTCTCCATGAATTGGACACACGCACCCCGTCATAAAATTGCTCGGATCAAGCTCGATATTCTTATAGTTTACCCCTTCATGTGAGCCCCCTTTATCATAACAAGCACAAAGACGATCTGCTGCATACGGCCCATGCTCTGAGCATATGCTGAAGGGTACTGCTCCCGCCATTTTGGCAACGTCAGACAACTTTATTTTCTTTTTATTTTTTAAAAATTTCGCTTGCCTTCTTTTTATATTTCTTAATTGGCTCATAAAATAATTCTCCTTTAATTTAGTTTTTCAAAATAGCTGAAGAGGGACTTGAACCCTCACGTCCCTAATCATACTTTAGCATGCCCTTTCTGGTTTGTCAAGAAAATTAATATTTCTTCCTCTCCAAGTTGGAGTTAAACTATGACAATTTGGGCACAAAAACCTAAGATTTTCTAATCTGTTAT